TACAGGGAAATTGAAAACATTCTGAAAACAGCAGGATTTATTCTGTTTTTTCTCAAAAAAATTGCCCTCTCCCCTGCCGCAATTCAGAATTTTGCGGGAAGATGAGGCAATAAAAATCTCCAACAGTCTGAAAACCGCTGGACATCTTTATAAAAAGCAACTCGAAAATCGGCTGTCGAAGCCACCAATTTTCAACGATGCAGCAAAGAAAAAAGTCTGTGACATTTTTTTGTCACGGGCTTTTGGTGCGGATGAAGGGATTTGAACCACTGATTCCCGGCATAATGTAAAATTACTGTATTCAGAAAAGCGCATAACTAAAGGCTTTTCCGGCTTTTTCGTTCTGCTGTGGGAGCGGTGCAAAGTGCGGTAAAATCTGAAAGTGCGGTAAAAAGTGCGGTATAACCACGGGCACGAAATGCGGTAAAAGTGTGGTACAGATCAGGCGTTTTTCAGCACTTGCAGGAACACGCCGTTCACGGCCTGGGCGGTGTGGGCGGCGTCACCGGTCAGGGTGTGGGAATATACGCCGAAGGTGTCCATGTCGGCGCTGTGGCCCACAAGCGCTTTGACTTCTCCGGCGGGCAGTGTTTTCACCACAGAAACAAAAGTGTGCCGGAGTTCGTAAGGACTGCACGGGGTCAGGTCATTGGTTGCGCAGTAAATCTTCCAGCGCTTATAGTAATGCTGTTCGTTGGTAATGCGGAACACGCTCCCCCGCCCTCCTGTGGCGGCCTGCTGGTCATCCAGAACCCGCCGGGCCAGCGCAGAGAGCTGGAAGGACCGCACCGCATTTTCGTTCTTGCCCTGGGTTTGTTCGCCCCGGACGTTGACGGAGCGGCAGACGTTGACCATGTACCCGCGAATGTCGGCCCAGTCCAGCCCGATCAGCTCACCGGGGCGCAGGCCAGTCAAGACCTGGAAGCGGTAGGCATTTATATATTCATCTTCCACGATCTGCCCGCGGTATGTGGTGGTATCCACGTTGAACAGCTTTACCAGGTCAGAGGGCTGCAAGATTATTTTGCCCTTGTACCGCGCCCCGGCGGGTATCTTCAATTCTTCCGGGACATAGGCGGAAAGCCGTGCCTTGCGGCAGTATTTGCAGAACGCGCGCAGATCAGCGGCCAGCAGCTTCAAAACCTTGCGGCTGCGCCCGGCGGCGTATGCCGTGTTGATAATCTCCTGCAGGTCCTGATCTGTAAGCTGATTGACCCGGCGGGCACCAATAGCCGGAACTATCCAGTTTCTCCAGCGGCTTTCCGTGGGGCGGTAGTTTGTCGCGCAGGTGGTCAGCTCCACTTCATGCAGCCACAACGCCCCCGCTGCGGCCACTCTGGGGGCTCTGGCGGCTATGCCATCATCTAACCAGGCATCGGCCTTGGCGTTGGCTTCCCGCTGTCCGGTGCGGCCCGGCGTGCTGCTGTAAAAGCTCTTGCGCTTTCCGTCCTGCTGCACATCAATGCGCCACATCTTGCCCGTCCAGCGGGCTGTATTCGTGCGTTTTCCCATAAAATAAAACCTCCTTGGGTATAGCTTGAAAAGCCTGCCCAAAGAGGGTATAATACTACTGTGTGGGTGGTATTGTCCCCGTGGGCAAGCTATCTATTCAAAACCGTTCCCGGTTGCCGCCGGGGGCGGTTTTTTCTTTTTGTGTGCCCGTTGTCCAAATTTTGGACAACGGTGAGCGGACGCGGGAGCTGTCCCACATTGGTACAACTCCACAAAGATGATCTTCCCGCGCGCGTGCCGTGGTGCATTATTCGCGGATGCACTCAACTGCAACGGACAATACTTCTTATATTTCACGGAAAATAGCCGCTATCACAAATCCGTCCGAACTTCCGTATTTCGGAAAATAGCCGCTATCCGTACCAAATACGGACGGAAAATAGCCTTATATATATAGTAAAAATCCGTCCGTGTGTTGGGGTATCCCAGAGGATGGGGCGTACACAGCCCCCATCCCTCCGGGAACCCACCCCAACACGTTGGCCACAGATTCTGAAAGAAATAAAAAAACGATGTTGCCGAACTGTTCGGCAGCGTTCAGGGGGTGAGATGGAATTATTGCGGCGGTGTGGTGTGTGGTGGATTGTGGTGGATTTGGGGCCAAAATAAAAAACCTTTATAGAATTACATTTTTTCTATTTTTCCGTGTATCACTTTTCCTGCAAAATCCACCACATCCACCACAGAGATATAAAAATACTCAAAAAATAGTGCAGATACATTGTTTTTGCCTGTGGTGGATTTTTAAGCAAATCCACCACAATGCACCGCAAATCCACCACAGAAAATCAGCTTTTGGGCGGCGCGGACATGGTTTGCTGTTCATAGGGCGGCGGGCCGGGCTGATAGCGCTGGCGGGATCCGCCAAGCGCCTGTGCCAGCAGGCGGCTGCCTTCATCGGTCAGGCGGGCGGCCTGATACTCGTATGCCGTGCGGGTTTTCACGCGGGGCAAAACCTTGGCAATCTCCCGCCCAAACTTGTTGCCGCTCAGGGGGTAGCGCTCGCCGTTTTCCTCGCACCATTTGCGGTAGACCTGGTACAGCACAGAGGCCTGAACGGTATAGCCGGGCAACTGCATCAGGCAGTCGTCCAGGAACTGCTTCAGGCGGTCCTGCTCGCCGCGGTATTCGGCGGTAGCGGTGTCCACGGCGGTACAGGGCGGCAGCCCGCGGCGGCGGCCATTGTTGCTGCGTGCCAGCCACAGGCGCAGCCCGTCCAAGGCCCAGTTCAGGATACCAGGCAGCTCCGCAGCCAACTTATCCGGCAGCTGCAGATCCTGCTTGGATTCGGGGATGGTCTGGGTGAACGGCACCAGGCGGATGCGCCGCCAGATGCCGGAATCGGTGCCGCGGATGCGCGGCTTATGGTTGGTTGCCATGATCAGCTTGAACTCCGGTTTGAACTCAAACTCGCGGCCATACAGGTAGCGGGCGGTCACGGTATCGCCGCCGGTCAGCTGCTTGACCATGGCTTCGTCCAGCCAGACATCGGCCGGGCATTCGGAGATGGTCACCAGCCGCGCCCCTTTCAGGCGGGCAATGTCGGTGCGGGGGCCTTCGGTGGTGCGGCGGGCGGTAATGGTTTCGCTCTGGGCGTTCATGGCATAGCTGCCGAACAGATCCGCCAGCACATCCAGGAAGGTGCTTTTGCCGTTGGAGCCATCGCCATACAAAAAGAAGATACATTGTTCCCGTGTGGAAGCGGTGAGCATGTAGCCCACCATGGCCTGCAGATAGGTCTGCAGCTCCTGGTCGCCGCCGGTCACGCTGGCAAGGAAAGCCTGCCATACCGGGGCTTTGGCGTTGGGGTCATACGCCGTACCGGCCAGTTTGGTCAGCAGCTTGTCCCGGTTATGGGGGCGCAAGGCTCCGTCCTTCAGGCGCAGGATGCCGTTTTGCAGGTTGAACACCCCGCGGGCGGCATCCAGCTCAGCATCCGTTACCGGAATGCCGGCCAGGTGCTGGGCTTCGGTCAGAAGGTTTTTCTTGGCGGTGCTGCCGCGGCTTTTGCGGATGAACTGGCGGTATTCCTTGGCCTTGTCAGGGTCGTGCATGCCAAACAGTTGGCGTTCCATGCCATCCAGCATATCATCACAGAGGGCTTTGACGGCGGCGGTCTCGTCCGGCTTCCAGATGCGGCCGTCCCACAGCATCCAGATCTGCTGGGTAAAGTTGTAGCGCACTTTGCCGCGGTACAGGTCCCGGAACTGCCGGGCGTTGCCGGTATCGTCCCGACTGTATTCCACATGGGGCTTGCCGGGGGCAGGTTTTGCAGGGATGGCTGTTGGCTGGGCGGGTGCCATGCGGTGCAGCAGGGCGGTCAGTTCGTCAGCGTCACTGGGGCCAGGGGCGGGCGCGGCGGCAGGGTCATACACCTCGCGGCAGTCAGCGATGGCGCGGGCCAGTGTCAGATTGCCGTAAGTATCGGCCCCGCGGCGTTCGTCCCACTTGGGGCGGTACAGGCCGCTGCTGCGGAATGCGGCATCCATGCGGGTTTTATCGGCTCCCAGCCAGAATGCCAGCAGGTTGCACAGCGCCAGATCCGCTTCACTGTGGGAAGCCGCATACCCCTGCCAGTTTCCGGCCAGCAGGGCGGCCAGCTTTTCGCCACCGCGGGCCTGTCGGGCTTTGGTCAAAATCTCCTCGTCACTTTGCGGCAGGCTGTGCTGCCGGGGCGCAGGACCGGGGGCAGCGACCGGTTCCGGTTTGGCCAGCCAGCGGCGGTACACTTCGGCCGCAGCATCGGCGGCGTCCCGCACCGGCAGGGGCGGGTCATGCCAGCTGCGGCCCGTTACGGTAAAGTAACGGCCCCCGTCATACATTTCCAGCCCTGCGCCGGGGGCAAGGGCACGGCGGCAGGCGGGGCCGGCTTTTTTGCCGCGCCACAGGATATGCAACCCTGTGCCACTGGGGCTCAGTTCGGTATAGCTGTGCATGGCTTCCACAATATCCAGGGCTTCGGGCAGGAGCTCCCCGGTGGCAGGGTTGATGCAATGGTCGATATCGATCCCGCAGAGCCCATCCCCCAGCACATAGCCGATGCCGCGGCAGCCCAGACGGGGCACCGCCTGAACCGCCGCGGCATAACTAGCCCAGGTGGCCGGGTCGGTGCTGCTTGCGGGCGCACCGGTTGCCGGGCAGATGGGCCGCTTATCGGCTGTGCAGCATACCCACCGCGCGTTGACTTTCAGTTCTTCGGGTATACTGTTCATAGAACCTCCTTAAAAGGGCAGGTCTTCGTCGTCTTCCGCCTCAGGGGTAAAGGAATCAGCAACAGGCTGGGCGGCAGCTTTCGGCTTGATATAATCGCTGACATTGCCGGTGCCGATCAGGCGGTCAAAGTAGGTGTTCTGGTAGCGCGGGTCATTTTTCTGTTCTGCCAGGGTCAGCTGGCCGATCTTGCCGCAGTATTCGGCAAGGCGGTCCGGCAGGGCGGCCAGGTGCGGAACGGCTACCCCCACCGCGTTGGTGAACTGCTTGAAGTAAGGGAAGCCCTGCGCGTTGAAATTGAAATTCATGTACAGGAACCGGCCTTTGTACTCGCCCTCCGTTACCACCCAGCTGGTGGAAAAGCGGGGGTAAGCGCGCTTTTCGTCCGGCGGGTACAGGCGTGCTTCATTCAGGATGGCAGTGTAGCGGCCGTCCGGCAGCTTGCCGCCGGTGGCTTCCTGCGCGGCATCATAGGTGTTTTCCAGGCTGTTGAGGTAAGAATAATCGCTCATAATGTTGTTTCCTCCAAAATTTCAGCGTTCAGCTGTTTGTATACCCGCCTGCGAGCTGCGTACTGGCTGCGGCAGGCGGGAACGTTATTGTCAACAAAGTCATAAACAAGGGCGGTGGTTTTGCCGGGGGCCGGGCGCATGATGCGCCCCACGGCCTGCTGCACAGATACTTTGTCCCGCACGGGCTGCACCAGATACAGCCGCCCGGCGCAGGGGATATCCAGCCCCTCTTTGGCAAGCTGGTAGGTGGCAAACAGCACCCGTGCAGGGCAGGCGGGGTCTTTCAGCTCCCGCAGGGCGGCGGTGCGGTCGGCGGCTTTGGTGGCCCCGCAGATAAAATGTGCGTTCAGCCCCGCGGCGGCAAAGTCACTCTGGCTGTGCAGGGCACGGCACATAGTTTCCAGAATATCCAGGCCGCAGCCCAGCGCCAGCACGGTTTCACCATGCAGGGCATCCTGGGCAATCATGCGGACAATGCGGGTATTGCGGGCCGTATCCGCGGCCAGGCAGCGGCGCAGGCGGGCCGTATCAATGTGCATCTGCTCCCGCGGGCCGGGGGTGTAGCTGAACTGGGTCAGAACAGGCTGAACCTGGGGGATGACGGTGCTGCCGGTATCCACCAGCACCTGCTGGTCAACCTGGGCAATGGTATCCCCCAGGATCATGTGGATGGTGTGTTCCAGTCCATCCCCGCGGGCCGGGGTGGCGGTCAGGCCGTAGCGGTAACGGGCGGGCAGACAGCCAAGAACGGCGTTGAACATCTGGGCGTTGGCGGGGTTGGCGACCACATGCTGGCATTCATCCACAATCACGGTCCCAATGCGCCCGGCCAGATCATCCAGCTCCATGTGGTACAGCGTCTGCACGGTGGCCACGGTCAGATGGGTGCCAATGCGTTTTTGTGTGCCGTTCAGGATGCCGATCTGCCCGTCCGTCAGCCCAAGGCGGGCTTTGGCGCGTTCCGCTGCCTGCAGGACAAGATCATTGGTGTGGGCAATCCAGAGCGCGGGCTGGCCGATGGCCCGGATCAGGTACAGCCCGGTTTCGGTTTTGCCTGCACCGCAGGGCATGACCAATACCCCCTGCGGAGTCTTGCTGGCCAGCACAGCATCCGCGGCTTTTTGCTGGTAGCTACGCAGCCGGATGCTGCCGGGCGGCCAGGCCGGGGCGGGGCAAAGGGTCATGGCGTCCCGCTTTTGGGTATCCTTGGGGCGGCGGTGCCACACATCGTTTGCCATGCCGCGGGGCAGGATCAGCTCATTGCTCTGCACCTCATACAGCAGCAGTTCCCGCGGGATGCTGTAGGTGGGCAGGCCCAGGTAAGCGGCGCGGGTGTAGGCCGGGTTGGGGATGGTCAGTTCCTCCATCAGGGCACGGCGCAGTGCGGCGGGGCAATCGGTCAGCCGCAGACGGCCATCCAGGGTGAAGATCATGGCAGCACCTCCGGGCAGGGCAGGCGGTACTCTTCCAGCGCCTGGGGGATGGTGTGGGGCATATTGCCCAGCGGCACGCTGCCGCGGTCCCCGGCCAGGATCGGCCCGCGCACCCTGCACCAGGGGATGAACGCCACGGTGGGCGGTTCTGCCCGGCGCACGGCAATCAGGGCCGCACCGCCTGCATCCTCAAACCGGCTCAGGTTTTCAATTTCGTTGGGGCGCAGGGCCGAAAACGGCAGGTTTCCGCGCTGAACCGCCTTGCACTCAATGCCAAGCGCCGCGCCCTGAACCATGGCGGAAATATCAAAAGGCTGGCCTGCCCATGCTTTGGGCCAGCAGCGGGCCCAGCTGTTGGGGGCGGCGTTCAGCTCCTCGCAAAGGTCCTCTTCCCACTGTTTGCCGTTGCGGCTGCGTTGCTGCTGCAGTTTATTGCGCTGGTTCCTGCGCCGGTTGGCTGGGATCATGGGCGCTGCCCTCCTTTTTCTGTTTCATGGCTTTCAGCAGGCAGGCTTTGCACAGCGGGCGGCCAACGTATTTTTGCGCCATGGCAGCGCACTGGGCGGCGGGGATCAGCTCGCCGGTGGATTTTTGTACACTGTCCTTGATGCGGCCGCCGCAGTCGGCACACAGGATGCGCACCGGCTCTTTGCCCTCGTTCAGCCAAGCGGCAAGGTCTTTGCCCAGCTGCGGCGTGATGACGGCGCCGAACCCATCCAGGAAGGTGACATCCTTGCTGGTGGTGGCAATGTGGTTGCGGGCAATGTTCAGCACAATGTCAAACTCATATTCCAGGTTTTCGCGCTGGATGGGGGCAAGCCCCAGCTTGACCGGCTCCATTTTGCCGCGCTCATTGGGCTGCAGGGCATAGTCCTGCTTGACGCGCAGGGTGCAGATGGTGTGGCAGGGGACCGAAAGGATGGTATCGACCATGGTGTTCTGCAGCTTGCCCGCCGCGTTCCAGGCAGTGTAGCTGTTCTGGCCGCGCTGGGTGGCGGCGATCGCATCCTTGTATTCCAGCACGCCGCCTGCACCGGCCCATGCGTGGGACAGGCTGTCCACGATGACAACGCCGTCCGGGCCGACAATATCGGCCCCCATCCTGACGTACTGAATGTACTTTTCCACACTGTAGGGCGGGTCCATGTGTGCGTGCAGGAACTGCCCGGTGGGGATGGGCAGGTCGCTGCGGGCGGCGTATTCCAGGGCGCGGTCGTGTTCGGTATCGATCAGGGCAACTTTGCCCCAGTCCCCGGTCATGCCATAGGCAATGTACAGGGCGCTGAGAGTTTTGCCGCCGCCGGATACCCCCTGCAGCGCCATGCGCAGCTTGGTTTTTTGCCGTGCGGCAGGGGCAAACAGATTCAACGGTTCAGGCATCAGGTATCCTCCTTTTGATTTTTGGCTGCCTGGCGGGCGGCCAGGGTGCAGATCATGTCCAGCACTTCGCGCTTGTCATACAGCGGCGAATCGGGACGGTAAGGGTTATCGCCGTAAGTGTTCCGGCGCTTGGCTTCCGCATTGCGGCAGCGGGTTTCAATGCTGTTCAGCTCGGCGCAGCGCAGGGCAGTAAAGGCGGTGGCTTCCGGGTTAAAGGGAATCCCGCCGCCCCCGGCCATCCGGGTCAACTCGGCCACCTGCTCGGCGGCAACATACAGGCCGGGCAGAACGGCTTTCAGGTCCGTGATGGCGTTCTCGATCTCCACGGGGGAGGGGTACAGGTTTTCCTGCAGGCGCATCAGGGCATCGGTCAGGATGCCGGCCGCACGGTTGACCTTTGCCGCCGCGCGGATGAACTGGTGCTCGGTGGAAAGGGGGCCGAACAGCAGCACGGCGCGGGTCAGGGTGGTGTCATCATACAGGTGTGTCACAGGCGGTCCTCCTCCCAGCAGTCCAGGGCTTCCAGCTTGGATGTGGTAGCCGGGGCAACGCAGTTTTCCGTTTCCAGGAACAACAGGCGGCCTTCCCGTCCCCAGCGGCCCCAGGGCATCTGGGTTTCATCCTTTGCGGGCAGCAGGGTCCCGCCGCCGGTGGTGGCCAGGGTGCCCAGCATGGCGGTCAGGTCGGTGCTGAACCAGTACATCTGGCCGGTGCGGGTCTGGGCAAGCTGCAGCGTTTCGGTGCGCAGCGGGGAAAGAATCAGGTCCTCCCCGCTGCGGCCAATCAGGGCGGCCAACTCCGGCGGCTGGCAGTCCAGGGGTTCCGGATCCGGATAGCCTTTGTACCAGTAGCCGGAACCGGGGCAGGGCAGGCCGTGCAGCCACTCTGCCAGGCAGCCCAGCACGGCGGGCGGGCAGTTGCCCCATTCGCATACAAAGCACCAGCCCCCGCCGCACAGGACCAGCACATCATGTTCGTTCCGCCAGATCTTGCACCCGGCGGCTTTGGCGGCTGCTTTCATGCGTTTTACAATCGCTTTTTCGTTCATCAAAAATCATCCTCCTCATCCTCATCGGCCCAGCCGTCCGGGG